TCAAAGGTAAGTCTAAAAGTTCTTTCTTTATCTCCTAGACTACCTTTGATTTCGCCTTTATACTGATTCGCCATCGGTTTCCTTTTCAGTTGTTTGTGTTTTTTTAAGTTTCTTTAAAGTTTTATTAGCTTTGACTATATCACTTGAAGCTACTGCTTCACAAGTAATTTCACATCTATTTTCAAAAACTGAAACTTTTTGCACTACAACTTTATCTACACCGATCATTATGTGATCATAAGGTTTGATAGGAATATCTTTTCTTGTTTCAACGATTATTACTCCCTTTCTAGTAACCTTGTAAAATGCGTTATAGGACTCTCCTTGAAATTTTACCTCTACCATTTTAAACCCATCTGTGTGATCCATATTTATTCAACCTTTATTATGCGTTAGTATATGTTATTGTATTGTGAGATTCAAGAGTAACTGAATAAGTTTCTTCTCCATTATACTCTCCTGCTCTTTCATAACTTGTGATTAAAAAAGCACCTGCTACTTTAGAACCATCTGCAAATATCAAGTCATAGTTTTGAATTGCTCCATCAAACGCAAATCCTCTTACAAGGTTTTCTGTTGATGAATCAGTAAAAACTCCACTTGCTGATATTGACATACTTCTAATACCACCACCTTGTAAAATATCTCTTGCTTTATCATTACCACTTGTAATAAAAGCATTTGAATCTTTAGTAGTGATATCTACCATTTCTCCATTAATACTCATACTTGTACTTCTCATACCACCAACTGTTGCTGGTGTTCCTGTGCTATTTTCTTTTAATAAAAAATTGCTACCTTTTTGTGCCGCCATTTTTATATCCTCCTAATTATTATTTTAATTTGTTAATACAAAAGTTCTAAACCTTTGTACTCCATGTGTTGTTAGTCCATCAGGTTCTTTAATTATATCTGAGAACTCAAATCTCATATTATTCATAGCTCCTGAAACTGATAAACTTGATTCATGTAATACATCATAAACTAATGACATAATTTCCTTTATTTCCTTACTCCCTCTATATCTAGAGAATGTATGAACAATTAGGGTAAAATCACTTCCCTTTTTGTCTTTTGTACCATCATCTACCATTGTTTGATCACCGACCTTAACATAGGGAAATGATGTTCCCTCTGGAACAAAATCATAAATATTGTTTCCACCTAACTTTGTTGTAAGTGGACTACTTCCTAACAGTGCATTATAGACTGTTGTTTGTAAAGCAACTGCAAAATCACTCATTTTACAATCTCCTCAATTTTTTTCTTAACTCTATTAAATACTGCATTGATTATTGGTTTTTTACTTTTTTCAAAAGCTGGAAGCATAAATGGTCTTGGTTCCATTTTACTTGTTCCATATTCTAAAAATGCAGAATAATCAGCATTACTTTGTACTTCAACATGATTCTTATCTTTTTGTTGAACCATTATTTTACTAACTAAATTTCCTGTATCACTAGCTGGTGCTTGACCTGGAGCAGATGCTCTATGTGTTCTTCTAGGATTATATTTTTCATATACAATTCCTGACTTTGCACCAGTTTGAATACTTTTTATTGCTTCGCCTCTGATAACTTGTGCACCACCTTTAACAACTTCTTGAAAATCAGGTTCAATATCTTTTGATAAATTTTGTAATTGAGCCATAGCTTTTTTTAGGTTTTTTACTGTAATATTAATTTGCATTATGTACCTACATTTTCTATTGCTTCTATTGTAATATAATTTTTAAAATCATTTTGATCATTTATTTTTATTATATCAAAAGTTCTAGTTCCAAACAAGATACGCATTGTCGTAGTTATGCCATCTCTATATCTAATTAAAAATTCGTATGTATGAGGATTCTCAACTTGTCTTCCTGTTTTATCTGTAAATATTTGCTTACCACTTTTTGGTGTCATTTTAGCAAATGCAGTTATATGTGCTGATCTTCCTGTTGTATAACCACCCATATTGTCAGTAGATAAATTTGTATTCTGTATCGTAATTTTATTTCTTAATTTTCCTATATTAGATATACTCGGCATATTATCCTCCTAATATATTGTTCAATCTTATAACTCTATATGGTTGTAATAATTGACCTACTGTATAAGGAATAGAATTTACACTCATTGATGTAACCATCTCTCTATTTTCGTATAAGTGAGTTGTTAATAATTTAATCGCTTGAATTATTGGTGTTGGTACATCACTTGCGTTTGCACCATAACCTGCAACATATTGAACTTCATAAGCATTAGCTTGTCTTAATTCAGTTAATGTTGGCCAACTAACTCCATTCTTTAAAACTACTCTAGCCGAAGTAGAATCTACATCAGCAAAATAATTACTTGCCGCAAAAGTAGAGGCAGTATTATCATTAGCATAATATTTTACATGTGTAATACTTGCAACTGGTGGTTTAGGGAGAACTATATAATCTGCACTAACATTTAAATCAGGTGCAGTATAAACACCCTCCCTTAAATTTTCATCTCTGTAATAAGGTAATCTATCTAGAAATAATTGTAAGGTTTGTTGAGTGATTGCTCTACCAGTATATTCTTCAACATTGTTTTGTGCAACTTTTATAAGTTCGCCAATCAATGTATCATCATCATTAAAATCTACTCTCATAAAAGATTTCTGATCTGATGTAGCTACTGCACTGGTTGTCCAAGCTGTATGTACTTTTAATCCACTCATTATTTAATCCTTATTTCTTTTTACCAAATATTTTTTTAACAATACCTTTTGTTTTCTTTTCCATTTTAGTCACAACTTTTTTAGTTGTTTCTACCATAGATTTTTCTGCACTACCATCATTCAATAACATAGTTGCGATATTCATTTTATTAGTCATATCATAAACTTCGCCACTTTTATAAATCATAGATACAGAACCCTCTGCATTAGCACTTGCTTCTAAAGTTGCTTTCATTTTTATTTTCATAACTTATTCCTCCTTTTAAATTTTGTAAGAGTAGGGGAAGTTCAACTCTCGCTTTCCTCCCCCTACAATATAATCTACTAATGTAGATTAATTTTATTATTGGTTGGCTTGGCTTGAAGTTGGACCAGAAATTGGTCTTCCTTTAATACCAGTTACACCAAAAATAGTACCAGTTCCATGAGTACCACTAAAGTTTAAAACCACTCTAGAGTATCTTTTTGGACCAGTATAACCGATAGCATAAACTGCATTACAGTCGCCATCAGCATCTATTGTTTGCCATAAACCATTTGTTCCTACTGTTCCGCCAACAACCGAAGTGTTGGAAGTTACATCAGTAAAAGTAGAGTTGTCGTCAGATTCTTCTAGTTCAATTTCAACTTTGTTAGTTGTACTAAAAGTTATTCCATTCGCACCTACATTTACAACATGAGTAACAGTAGAGAAACCTTGTGAATCAACCCCAGTACAATCTGTATCTGCGGCTTTCACAATAGCATTTAACGATTCATCAATCGCTATGCCACTTTTTCCATCATATATTGCCATGATATTTTATCTCCTCTTATTATTAAGTTGTTATTGTAGTAAGAGCTTCAGGTAGAATTACTTGTCCACCCACTCTTCTTCTTGCTAAGTATCTAACATTACCACTTGCCGCTTGAGTAAAAGGATCTCTCATGATTGATAGATTAACTCTATCAACAATCATATAACCTCTTCTAAAGTCACCAAATAATACTGGTTTCAAACCTCCACCAACATTTGGCATATCAGTAGCTTCAACAATAGGGTGTCCTAAAATATTAGAACCTACACCCATCTGATATAATCCAGGTTGGAAGATGTATTGTCCGCCACCATCTTTAAGTTTTCTTACAGCTGAAACAGTTGATCTGTTCATAACATATGTTCCATTTCTGCCATATTCTGCCTTAACATTGTGTGCCGCACTAATCATAGAATCGCCATCAAGTGCCGCTCCACCTTTCGCAACATTATTTACATTTGCGTTAGTTAAAAGACCTTGTGGTTTTCCTACTGCGTTTCCAGATACGAAAGCATTACCTTCAGCTTTTGCAAATTGCTCTACAAACTCTGCGTTCATTTCAGATTCTAAATTGAAGACTGAATCTTCTAATTCTTGTTCTGAAATATCTACTAAAGCATACAGTTCGTGTGCAGGAATTTCTTCTAAACCAACTGAATAACCAGTTGTTTCAGCTCTTGCACCCTCTTCTGCTACCCATTGTGCCGCAAATTCGCCAGTTCTTTTAGGAACTTGAACACTTCTGTTTGTAGTAGTTCTAACTCTTGCTATTGATCTGATTGGCGAGTACTCAACGATACCTTTGATTATTTCTCTCACATACTCAGGTGGAGCAAGATAACCAGCAGTATTGTCATTAGACACAGTAAGAACTTTTAATTCTTCTGGTGCTAAAGAGTCTTTGCCTTTTCTTAACCATTTGTCAAAAACTTGAACAGCTTTTGATTCTACTGGAGAACCTTTGCCGAAATCAGGTCTTGATATAATAGTTTCTAATCTAGCCATTGCTTCTTGATTTGCTTTTGTTGAATCAGCTTGTGCCTTAACATTCTTTTCCATATCAGCATATTTATCTAAATCACTTTCGATTTTTGATAATTTTTCTTCTGTGATAGGATCAGAGCTACCTTTAGCTTCAATCCGTTTCAATCTTTCATCATTTGTATTTTTGAAAGATTCAAAAGTTTTACCAAGAGTTTCAACAGCAGATTTTACTTCATTATTATCCATAATTGTTTCCTCTTATTTATTGTTTAAGTTTATTAGCAACTTTGAGAATTAAATCTGCTAATGTTTGTTTATCTTCAGCATCTCGCTGGTTTAAAGATTCAGATAATGCTTTCGCACCAATCTTACTCTCTGTCCGAGAAAGTCCTCCTGCCTCACGCAAGATTTTTTCCCACTCTCGAATATTTTTAGCATTTCCTTTGACAGTTTCTATTAATGCACTTTCATTCATTGGGAAAGTGACTAAAGAAATTTCCATAAGATCAACTTCTTTAAGAGTTCTAACTCCTCTCTTATTTTCATTGTATCCTTGTTTGTCAGGGTCTGCTTTAAATCCTATTGACATACCATCTAATGCACCCATTTTTAAAAGTTCGTATGCTTCACGACCTTTTTGAGTACCCATAGCAAGTTGTCCTTTAACATATAAACCTTTGTTGTCTTCGTACATATCAGTAAATATTCCGATAGGTTCGTCAGTTTTATGTTGGTATAACATTTTTACTTTAGAAGCTGGTCTTTTAGTTAATGATTTAGTGAAAGCACCTTTTTTCATAATATCATTACCTTGATCTTCGTTACCAAAGATAGAACCATAACCAGTAAATACACCTTGTGCATCTGATTTGATTTCTGTTTCAAATGTTAAATGTTTTAATTCTGTATCACATTGACAAATACCATCGTCTTGACAAACGCAAACACTTTTCTTTTTAGGTTTCTTATGGTATTTATCTTCTTCTTCTCCATAACCTTTGCTAATAGCTTCTTCATAAGCATCATGTGTTCCGCATGGCATATAAATAGTTTTACCATCTTTATCCATTTTATGCGTTCCTACACAACCTATTTCTTTTGCTTTTTCTTTAGCATCATCTATGTTATCGAACTGATCTTCTGCTCTTGATACTTTTTGCATATCATCTTCTTCCATAGAACTTGTGTCTATGAATGCTTCTGATTCAGGTTTCTTTGGTTTAGCATTAGAGCCATCACCATATTTTGCTTTAGAAGATATTACATCAGTTAAACTTTTAATAGCATCTCCCATCTTTTCAATATCACTCATTGAATATTCCTCCTTTTTGTTTTTAAATTGAGAACTACATACTGCAAGTCTTTGATCAGCATTGGGATATTCGCTAGTGCTAGTTTCATCACGCATACATCTTGACATGAAATCCTCTCGTTTCTCTTTATCTTTTGGTTTTACTAATGGCATTACTTACCTTTTTTTATTTTCATAACCTTGTTACAACATTTATCAAACCATTTGTATTTATCATTTGATCTACATAATGCTATTCCGATTATAATTCCTATTACATATTCCATATTATTTCTCCTTTATTGAAAGTCAGGTGTTCTATAAATTACAGCACACCTACAATTAATTGTTTCTGCTGGCGAACCTTTTGGATCTCCAGGATATTTTAATCTATCGCCACCTACTACAAAGTTTTCCTCTAAAGGAACTTTTTGTCCTGCCGCAATAGAATGTGTTAAACGAGTACGAGCATCTTGGATTGCTACCCATTCCTTGTTAGTGTTTGAAATATTCATATTGACTGCAACTTGCTCATTAGCAAAAGATGCAACTCTATGAGATTCAGTTCTTGATATAAGGTTTGCTCTATATGCACCCATACCTAAAATCATGTTTCGTAAAGCAACACTTGTTTCTTCAGTAGATAGCCCATCATTATAAGAATTAGAAATTACTTTCGCCATTCTTTTTCTAGTTGTTTCATCTATTTCAGTAACCCAAGTCGCAGTGTTTTCATCAATGAACTCTGAAAGTGCTTTATCAAAATCATCATCAAATGCCTTTAAGAATAAAGTTCCTAAAGCATAATCTCTAAATGCGTTTCCTATGATAGTGTATTGTACTTTAAAAATTAATCTCAAAGTATCTGCTTGTTTTCTTAACTCCATATCAAGCATTATCTGACTACCATTTCTATATGCTTCTTTAATTCCTAAAGCATATTGTTTAAAATAATTTTTTAAACTATTTGACCATTGTTTTTCAAAAGGTCTTCTTAATCTATCTTGTTGATACCATGTTCTTTCTTTAACACCTTTAAATATTTTTAATTGTTTTGAGTTATAAAACATTAGTGTATCGTTTTGTTGATAGGTGTTTTTAATTCTTCTATTTCTTGCAAACTATCAAAAAGTTGTTCAGGTGTAAAATCTATGCTTTTAGTTATAGCAATATAAGAAGCATG